TGAACCAAGCAACACCGTCAGTCATTAGAATCAAACTGTTCCACTGCGGATTCAGATTGTGGCTCGCCGACCCATCAATTGTCTCCGCCGCATAGCCATCAATCGTCACCGTATTGGCACCGCTGCTGATTCGCTTGAACGCATAGATACGACCAGGAACCAGCGCAGCAGGAGGCAAGGTAATCGTAATGGCACCAGCCGTGGCATCGCAGATCAGCAGATAATCGCCGCTCTGAACATTGCCGCTCGTCGTCACCGTCCGATACGCGCCGCGAGTCGCGCCGCCTCCCTGAAGATATGTCGCAATGCGATTCTCCAACGCGAGCTTCGCAAGCTCAACCTCCCACGGAGAACGACATCCAAGCGATGCCGCCTCATTGATCAGCGTCTCCGCCTCATCGCATGTGATACTTGGCATATCGTTTTTCTATGGGTTGAACCTTAGGCCATCGGGCCGCCACGACCGCGCTGCATTACCTCAGCAATGAAGCCGCCGCCGCCGGGAGCTGCCTCCTCCTCCTCGTATTCCTCCATCTCCTCCCCACGCTCAGCCAGCTTCTTGCCCTTCGACTTCTTCTCGTAGCCGGGAATAGCCATGCCATCAATCTCGATGAACTCGGCCTTACCGTTCTTACCGAGGACAATCGTCGCCATCGTCTGGAACGCTTCGCCTTCCTTCAAATTCTCGGGAATCTCAACGCCTTCGGGGAGAGTAAAACTCGGCATACGGGGAGCATCAGATTATGGGGTGCGATGTCAAGGCATTACCGACTGTGGAACCTTGTCGCTCTTAATGAGATTCTCCAACGCTTCCAACGGCTGGAGATTGGTCCAATGACTCAAGCCTTTTACCTCATCAGAAGTACGACCGCTGGCCAGTGGTATGCGATGATCAACATGCCAGTGCGAGCCGTAATTATCCCAAGTCATTCCGGGCTTAAACTGCCTCTCCAAATGCTCGCGCAGGAAATCTGGAGTGCAGCCGACAATCTCGAAGGTAGATCCGCGACGAGTCTTCTTGCTTCCGAGATATGCACGGATCGAGCCGCGAATCGCATCCTTCAGTCGAAACATAGGATCTGATCGACGCTTCTCGCGGAGCTTGTCGATGATTTTAACATGGTTGGCCACTCTGTACTTCTTGTTCCAGCCTCTTGCTTTCTCGCGATTCGCGGCGCGGTACTCGTTGGCTTTCTTCTTAAGATGCTCGGCGTTTTCTTTTCGATACTGCTTGTTTAGCTTAGTCATCCTTTCCTTGTTGTTCGCGTAATATCCCCTAGCCGCTGCTTTGTAATACTCCGCATTCTTGAGATACTTCTCAGCCTGCTTCACGCGGATCGTCTCAGCGTTGTCGGCCATGTACTTGGCCAACCTCTCCTTATCAGCGGCCATCTTCTCGGCGAAACGCTCGGGCGTTAGCCACTGATACCGCTTGTTTCCCTGCGGATCTTTCCAGGTATATCCCCAGCAGACCATTCCATCGGATTCGCGTACGTCGCCACGTTTTGGTTCATCTTGCTCCATGCGATGTAAAAATAGACGCATCGACTGAACATGGCAACAAAAAATCCGCAAGCCTTTCGACCTGCGGATTCTTGCGTATTTACTGGGCTTTTCAGCTACAAATGATCTGGGACAAAGCTCCGGTGCAACGACGGAAGATAATCGTCATGCCCTGGTTCGTGAAGACGGGTTCTACGGCATGAACGAACTCAGCGTAGTGCTGGCCCTTCTTCTCCAGAGGATCGGCGCAATCCACATCGAGCTTGTAGGCACCAGTCACCCACTGCCACTCGCCCATGTAGTTGGTCGGCATCCAGCTCAAGTCGCCAACACGGTTCACAGGGCGAACGATATGGCTCTTGATGACGTACGGAGTCGGGATGAACGCACCTTCGTACAAGGCGGTCGTCCAGCTCGGGTTAACGCTGAACACAGTACCCTTCGTGCCAGACGAACTGGTGAAGGGCTGGATGAGCGTGTACTTGCCGCCAGCGTAGCTGAAGCGGGGCGGGAACAGATTCGGAATGTGGCGGAAGTTCTTGATGACCCGATTCGCGCCAATCCGCTTGAGCAGCTCGGCACCCGGACCAGAACCCATATCGGCGAAGCGCAGATCCTCGCGCAGCGCGGCGTTGTTCTGAGCGATGCGCTGGCTGGCCTCCATGCCGATGTACAACGGAAACACCGGACCATCGCTGGAGAAGCTGATGAAGCCGGAGCTATCAGGATTCGTCGCGCCATTGCGGATCAGCGTGGCGGCGGCAACATCGAGCATCTCCTGCGTCAACTCGGAGGTAGCCTGATTCAACGCCTGACCAACGGAGCCGGTCTGAATCCAGGGCAACTCGTTCACACCGCTCGGAATCGTCTCCACCTGAGTGAAGGACGAGTCGGCCACCGCCTTGATGGCGTACTTGGCGAACATGTTCTGGTAGCGAGTCTCCCACGAACGCTGCGCGCGGATCGAGAGCTTCTCCAAGTACACACGCAAGAACGCCTCGACGCGATGGTCGAAGGTCAGATCGTCCTTACACAGGAGCGGACCTTTGAGGGCGAAACGCTCAGGCCCCCAGGTGACAGCGTTGTAGCCGACCGGAACGTCATTGTAGGTGACATCGCAAGCACCACCGTTATCGCCGGGATTACCGCTGGCGAGGGTGATAGCAGACCACTCCTCAGCCGCAGTCGGCTCGATGGAGGTGGTGGTGAACGAGGTCTGGGTCAAGCCAGTACCTTGGGGATACTCGCCGCGCTCAATGAGGTTGAGCCACATCGAACGGTACGAGGCGCGTTTGTAAACGTCCTGCGCGAGCGACTCAGTCGCAACGGCAAAGGCGTTAAAGACATTGGGACAAGACATGAGATGAAATATGTAAACCGACGTTATCTATCGGTAGGCCATCTATTCCACCACACAGTGGATGATTATCCTACCTTCTCACCGATGCGGAGCGTCATTGCCGCTTAGACAGTTTTGCGATGGCTGACCAAGCCGCCGCCTTGCTTAGGGTCGATGAGCGGACTGACGCATATGAATGGCCGCAATGTCAATCAGAATAGTGGATGATCGGGAATCTCGTCCGTTAGTTCCGACTGCTCCGCCATGTAGCTCTTGTACCCGCAGAGTAGGCCAAGTTTATGTGGCTGGATAATCTGCTCTCTGGCGATGAAGCCTCTGAATGTGTACGGACCTGGGAAACTTCCGGTCATTAGCGCGTAGAAATCCACGCCGTCCGTCTTCTTCCCCTTGCGCGCATCGACCAGCAGCTTGCCGGTGTCGTACTTGGTCGTTTTGACATCGATGCGGAATCCCGGCGGAGGCGGGATGACCGCGTCGTAAAGCGGATGCGGAGGCTCGCGGTCGGTATCCAGATCGGGATACACATTGAAGAGCTTGCAGAACGCTATCTCACCGCACATTCCCTCCAGATCCACAGTCGCAGCGTCGTCCAAGCTGATCTTCAGATTTGTAATGTTGAACGAGCGATTATTGCCGTTTCGATTCTTGGCGATGAAGTGGGCCAACTTCCTCTCAGCGGTTGTTAAAGATACAGTTTGACCAATTTTGATTTTGTTTAACATGGTCAAAAAGTCGGAAAATTTTTGAGGGGGGTATTGTAAACGAAGCCCACCCGCAAAGGGGGTGCCAGGTTCCCCCTCATAATTTGTGCCAACCCTAGGAAAAACAATCCTTTTCTGTCATTAGTTTATCTTATTCTGATTATAAGTCACCTAGCCTTGCACAATCACAGTTATATTCACTCTTTCCCAGTTTCTCCCGTGACTTGGATTTCCGAGATTCGATCGGGCATTGAACCCAGTAGGTTAATGCTGACTGACGCTTGCTCGCCAGTTTCTGACCAGCCAAACACAAGCGCGGACCGCTTTGCTACCGATCCTAGGATTTGCTCACGCGTTGCTTCGTCTTTTATCCCGTCCAGTGAATAGCCTTCAATCCTTTCAAGCGTAGAGGCAGCGTCGGCCGCTAGTTTGGAACGGACAAGAATTGAAAGCGCCTCGATTGAGTTTTCCGTTTTAAGAGATTTATTCTCTTTGCAAACGGTTTGCATTTGCTTCCTCAGCTTCGTCAACCCGGTGCGGCTTGCCTTTGTCTGCACCGTTTCAACGCATAGCTTCAAATCGTCGGCAATTGCCGACAATTCTTCGCCGGACAAGTATCGGGCCTTGACCGTATCCCAGACTTCGCTTGGCTTCGCCATGCATGACGCATAGCCGCTTCCGTTGCGGCTTTCAATCTCCGGCTTGTGACGGGTCAGACATCCCCTGTCCAACCCCATCGGACATTCCATGTCTAACCCTCGTTTTGACCCCGTAAACATTGACTTTTCTCCACACTCAAAAAAAACGAAAAAAAGTTTTGACGTCGCGACGGGATGGGTGCAGACTCTTTCCCATGAATAAAAACTTGCTTCGAAAGCTCGCGTCTTTCCTAGGTTGGTCTGCCGCTTACCTTGCTTTGGGCCTCGCTTTCTACTGGTTTTTCTTCGCCTCTCAACTCTAACCCTCAACAAATCAAATCCCATGAAAGTCCACTTAACCTTAAAATCAGCAAACGCGAAAACCGGCCCAATTCCGGTTTCCACTTCGTCCGCTTGCACTTGTTCCGACGCTTGCCCGTTCAAAGCGAACGGTTGTTATGCGGACAGCGGACCTTTGAAGCTTCACTGGTCAAAGGTTACAAGCGGACAGCGCGGTTTTGATTGGTCCGCCTTCCTTGCCAAGGTCCGCACTTTTCCGGCCGGACAGCTTTGGAGACACAACCAAGCCGGAGACTTGCCCGGTTTCGGAGACAAGGTTGACGCCAAGGCCTTGCGAGAACTGGTGGATGCCAACGCTGGAAAGCGCGGTTTTACCTATACCCATAAACCGCTTTCGCTTGGGAACCTGTCCGCCATTCGGTCCGCGAACAAGCGCGGTTTTGTTGTTAACCTGTCCGCAAATTCGGTGTCGCATGCCGACAGACTGGCGAAGACAGGCCTTCCGGTTGCGGCCGTCGTGCCGCAGGACAGCCCGGACCGATTCACGACACCGGAGGGCAACCGTGTGGTGATTTGTCCGGCGCAGCGTGTGGACAGCCTGTCATGCGACAAGTGCAGACTCTGCGCCAAGGGCAACCGAGGATTTATCGTCGGATTTAAACCGCATGGCACTGGCGCAAAGCGAGTGGAGAAAATCACGGCGGTAAATTGACGGTCCGCGAAAGGCTATGGGCAACCGTAGCCTTTGACGTGCTTTCAATTCATCAATCAAAAACTCAATCCATCAAATCCATGACAAATCGATACCCCGGACAGTGTGTGCAGTGTCACGAATATGTTCCTGCAGGCCTTGGCACCGTCACAAAGCGCGGCCGTGTGTGGCGCATTGACTGCGACGCATGCACCGGCCGCATGCCGGAAGACTCCGGTCTTGTGTGCGTCCGTACGTCAAGCGGATGGACAGGCACCCGTAATGCGCGCGGACGCTGTGAAGACGCGCCATGCTGCGGTTGCTGCACTTTCTAAACCCTAAACCCAACGAATAAAAAACCATATGGCAACACTAAGCAAACACGGCTCCGAACTTGCGCGTTTCAATTATTTGCGCTTCAGCCTGTCCTTTCGAAGCGACGGCACCATTCTGAAAAACGAGGGTGACGGGTGGAAATTGGCGCGCCTAAAGGAGGGTGTCGAATTCAACGCCTTCCTCGCAGACTGTCATGCGCGCGAAAAATCCCGTTCGCGAGAATACAAAGACTATCGCGCATCCGTTCTCGCCGAATTTCCCCTGTCCATTCGCGAAGTTTATTTGACCTTGGAAGACCTCATGGATGGTGACATCGATGGTCTGTGGTCATCCTTAGAAGATCAGGGCATCCACGTTGACCTAGAAACGCTGCAGTGGATTGACGGTCTGAAGAAAACTTGGCGCGCATCCAAGAAAGAAAGCGGGGTGTCCCTGTGAAACTTGTCGAATTCCTACGCGCGCGCGCCTTTGAGGAGCCGTTTCAAATGCATGGCGAACGCTGGCAATACGTCACAATCCGACGCGCGGACGGACAGGAAGACATTGGAATTTACCGCTTTGCAACCGATCTTTGCTACGACTATTCGGACTTCCGCGCGCTTTTCAATCTAGCCTGACCCATCCTACGCGCGCCATGCGAAAGCGTGGTGCGAAAGGGTAGGCCACCTATCCGCAACTAAGGCATACAAAATGAATCCATTGAAACACACCCCCGGCCCGTGGAATGTTGATGGCGACGCAACGGTTTATGGTCCGCGATTCTCAATCGCGAATGATAAAGAGCAAATTGGAAGATTCGAAGTCGCCGATTGTAAAGGTTACAAGCAAGAGCGAGAAGCCAACGCTCGCCTAATAGCCTCCGCGCCTGACTTGCTCCGCGCATTGGAACAACTTTTAGAAACCGCCGAATCTTTGAACGATTGGCTTGTGTCCGATGGTTCAATCAATGGCGAGCATGAGCTTTTCAAAAAGGTTCGCGCCATCATATCCAAAGCGAAGGGCGAAGCATGACCCGCTACAAAATCCAAATCCAATCCGCCAACGGCTGGTCTGACCTGCGCGAATCGAGCGACGGCGGACCTTACGAAACCTGTTTATTCCCCACGCGAATGGCCGCAGTCGCCGCGCGCGAGGAGTTTAGCGAACTGTCGGAATTCCTTGAAAACCTGCGCATCGTCCCCGCCGAAACACCTGAGACTGAAAGCATCTACGCATGAGAACAGAACAATTCACACCCGGCCCTTGGAGAACGACAGGACCGAATGTCCGCGCTGGCGACGCTCTGATTTGCTACGCCATGAATCATCACGCGAACGCGGAAACGCCTGAGTCTGAGAAGTTGGCAAATGCTCGACTCATCGCCGCAGCCCCGGACCTTCTCCTCGCGCTGGAGCGACTGGTCCATCCAATGGCCGACGACGAGGACGTAAGTTTCGCGCGCGACTGCATTGCCAACGCGAGAGGGAAATGAGCATGAAAACCTATTGGACAGTCTATTTCGGCAAATTCCGGCGGAGCGAATACACGTTCCAAGGAACCAACGCCAAACGCGACGCGCAACGACTGGCCAAACGACTCGGCGGACGGGTTGTGCGTGAGAAAGGTCAGCAATGAGTACGATTGAGATTTTATGCGAGATGGTGCGCCTGCATGATCTTGGCATCAGGCCGCAGGTGGTGCGCGGAATGTGGCGCGAGGAGAAGGAATGGGAGTTTGCGATTGAGCAGGCTCGCCAGCGTGTGAGCGAGTGGAACAAGCTCACCGAGGAACTTAAATCGAACGAATAAACCTTATTCACGCATCAAATCATGCATCCACTCCTTCTTTCCGCGCTTATCCAGATCGAATCCAACGGAAACGATCAGGCCCGAGGCCGTCACGGCGAGCTAGGCGCGTTGCAAATCCGCGCAATCCTCGTGCGCGACGTAAACCGAATCATGGGTACACACTACGTCCACTCGCAGGTAACCAACCGCGCAACCGCGACATTTATCGCCAACGCCTATCTCAGCCACTACGGCAAAAATCTCAGCGACGAATCCTTAGCTCGGCTCTGGCAAGGTGGGCCAAAAGGAGCTAAGAAATCCTCCACCCGCGCCTACGCGAGACGGGTGATGCGCGAACTTCATCGGCAGCAGGATATTTCACTCGCAGGTACAAACGAAACTCGCAGGTAAAAATATGAAACTAACCATTCAGTCAAAAGCCAACGCCCAAACCATCATCGACCTCTTCAATGCAATCATCAACGGCGAGGTGCAGGAACATGGCGCGCAGCCGCTGAGCATTTACGACGACGACAAGCACATCTGCTCCATCGTTGCCGCGAACGGCGAGCAGATTCTGGAACTGATCATCGAACGTGAGGACGGGGACAGGATCATGCCGCGCGCAAGCGAAACGGAGACGCTATGACCAATCGCCTAAGCCTATCCGAAACAGCCCTTGTTCAAGCGAGTACCATGCCGCTCAAGGAACTGATCGAGAATCTCGAATCGCTCGCGCACATAATGCAGTCTCCCATGCTCCGCGAGGCCGCGAACCGTCTTCGCAACGCATCCTGCGCGACGACTATCCTTGAGGATTCGCTTTTCTACGCGCGGATGTACCGCGACACGACAGTCGAAGGGGCTAACCTGCGGAGAATGCTCATCGATGATGCGGAGACGGTCGTTTCCCTGATCCGAGATGGAGGATGCGAATGAGATGCGACTACGATCCGTTTGAACTCCTCACCGGCACCGAGTACCGCGTCTGCATGCTCATCGCCGAACGCCAGATGCAGGGCATTGAGAAGTACGGCACGACCGTTCAGGCCAATCCGCTCACGTTGCGCGACTGGTTGCAGCATGCGCTGGAGGAGAGTCTCGATCATGCCATCTATCTCCAGCGAGCGATTGAGGAATTGGATAAGCAGGAAGGAAAGGTGGGCCAATGAGCCGCAATCTCTTCGCGCCGACGCGCTACAAGGTCCAGATCAGCGGAGCGATTGGCTGGGCCGATCTGAAGCAGAGGACGGTCAGTTACGAGACGGTTATCTTCGCCACGCGCAAGGAGGCGGAGGCGGCGGCGAAGCAACTCAACCCCAACGAGTACACGCAAGGTCGGATTCGCGTCGTTCCGAAGGATATGCCGGAGGATTATGATGTTTATCCCATACCTGAGCGGACCAAGGCTAACCCGTGAGAAGAACTATCCGAGAACTTCTGTCCGATATCGACCCAGACCTCCTGCTGATGGACGGCTTCGACGACTGCATCATCGGAGTCTGCGAATCGTTCGGCGGCATTCCGGTCGTCGCCTACGACTACGAAAAGGTCATCGCCAATCTGGAGTCGCAGGGCATGACCTACGAGGAAGCCGTCGAGTACCACGAGTTCAATCAACTCGGAGCATACGTCGGCGAGCGAACTCCAGTCTTCATCCATCGCATCGAAAATTCCGTCTAACTTCTCCGCCGTCTAACCGTAGGCCAATCTTGAGCATCCAAAACCATGTCATTTCACCGATTCGATTCTAGCGTCGCGAAAGCACCGTCCGCTACCAACACATCATCCGACAATCAAAACGCGCCAGCGAGGCGTTTAGAGCGTTTGAACGCTATGTCGATGGGTCGATTGGTCGGTGTTCGAGGGGGAATTCCGCCGCTGCTCGCGCCACCGCCGTTCAAGGCGGGGGTAAAAAGCGAAGCAGCGAAAGCGGAATTCAAGCTCCCTATTTATAGGGAGTTAGTACTCCCTAATAGGGGAGGTAGTAGGATCTATGCTAACTTTTGACGAAGTGAAAGTGGTACCGCACAGAAGTTAGTTGACGCGAACAAAGAGGAGAGGTATTTACAAGTTCCTATGAGTTACTTAGAGAATGGAGCAACACACCGCAGCATGTTCCGCTTGATGGAGCCGCTGCATCACGACGCCGATCCGAACCGCTCGCAGGTTCTGGCCCACATTATGGAGAACATGCGCTGCGACATGGGGCGAGCGATACGAGCGTTCAATTCGATGCGGCATCCCAAGTCGAAGGTCTTGGTCTTCGATGCCATCCATCGGATGTGGAAGGGCTGCGACTGGGTGCCAGCCGACAACGATTCCAAGGACAGCATGTTCATTGTCGAGCTTCGCACCCTTCAACGCCGGGTGGTGGCGATGGATTCCGAGCTGAAGAAGGCTGTGAAGGAAATCAAGAGGCTAAACAAGAAGTTGGCCAACCGTGAATCCGGCGAAGATTCGAGCGATTCCACCGAGACTAACTGGGCCGGTGAGCTTCGGAAAACCCTTGAGACGACGAATTACAGCATGAAAGCTGCGGTCGATGCGGCTTGGTCCTGAAAAAAACTTTGCGATACCCGTTGACACGACCGAGAACGACTGCTAGTTTCACCTCACAAATTTCCGCAACTAGGCGTAGAGCGCGTTGAGGTAACGCGACAGGGTTTTTGGATTTTCACCCTTGATTATCACCTAGTTGCGGTTTCCAACGAACCATGAAGTGCTACACAACCGAGACTGCCGCTGAGATGCTGAATCTCTGCGAGGAGACACTGCGACGACTCTGCCGCGAAGGCGCGCAACACCGTCGAGTTGGAAGGCGCATCCTGTTCACAGAGAGCGACATTGCCGCGCTGCTTGAATCGAAGATCATGCGAGACGAAGTCAATCCGTTCGCTCGGAAGGCAAAGGTGCAGGAGGAGGCGAAATGACTACCGAGGTTGAACAGGTTCAAGCGACTAAACGGTGTTCAAGGTGTTTTTTAGAAAAAACGATCAATGAGTTTTATTTAAGCACACGGGCAAAGGATGGGAGACAAGTGAAGTGCAAGGCATGCGAAGCAAATTATCGAATTGCAAACAAAGAGGCAATTAAATCAAGAAAAGCTGCCTATCATATTCTTAACAGAGAAATTGTTTTGGAGAAGCTCAGGCAATATCGTTCAAAGAACGCAAAAAGAAATCGGGAGCGCGAAAAGGCAAGATACATTCAAATAAAGCTAGATCCTGAAAAATACGCAAAATATCGGGAAATCACAAGGATTAGCAAAAAAACATCTAATTTGCGTCACCCAGATCATGTAAAAGCGCATTCAAAGGTACTATGGGCAATCAAATCTGGAAAGATTGTAAGACCAAATGAATGTTCAAACTGTGGAAATCAATGCAAACCGGAGGCTCATCACGACAGTTATCACGAGTCTCAATGGTTAGTTGTCCGATGGCTGTGCAAGACTTGCCACAGGTCGCACCATCGAAAATACCCAGATCAGTCAAAGTAATTTTTCCGCATTCAGCGGATGTGTCAGAAAAACAAAACCAGAGAATACAAATATGAGCAATCAAACACTAACAGTAGTCGCGCCAACTCCAACTCAGGCAGTGGCCACACAACCTGACAGCGCAGAATTCTACTCCCGCATTGGCACCTCGCTTGAGGCGGTCAAGGAGTTAGGATCATGGATTGCGCGAAGCGGCGTCTTCAACTGCCAGAAAGATGAGCAAGGCAACATGATTGCCCTCGAATGTCTGGCGACTCGCAAGACTCCGTTCGACTTCAAGCGCGAGTTCCACCTTGTGAACGGCTCCCTGACGATGCGTTCTGACGCGATGCTCGCCGGATACCGCACTCGCGGCGGGAAGGTCATCTGGAAGCAGTTCGATTCGACCGCTGCGATTGGCATCTGGAAGTATGACGGCAACGAATGCGAAATCGGATTCACGACCGAGGACGCGAAGATTGCTGGCCTACTCCCTGCCAAGCCAGGAAGCGGCTGGGCCAAAGATCCTTCCGCCATGCTTCGCGCTCGCTGCATATCGAAGGCTATTCGAATGCTCGCCCCTGAAGTTGTTGCTGGCGTCTATACCCCCGAGGAGGCCGCCGACTTTGCCGCCACGCCACCAGCAACACCCACCATCACCGCCACGACGCGCCAAACGGTCAACGTCACGCCGGAACCGCAGTTCTCGCTCGTTGAGAAGCTGGAGCAGATTCTTGAGCCACATTCCGACATCGCCAATGCGTTCCTGCTCTCGAAGAACCTCATCAAGGAAGGTCAGAACTTCCGCGATGTCAGCACCAAGGTGGCCAACATGATCATCTCCGATAGCGACAGCTTCCTGATCAAAGCGAAGGCGTTCTCCGAACCGACCATCGAATGAGCATTCTAAACCGCCACATCAACTTCGACATGCCAGCCGAGAAGTATCACGCCGTTGATGCTCTCTCGAAAAGCATGATGTCCAAGATCCTCAAGTCCCCGGCGCATTATCGCGCCGCGTTGGAAGAGCATCAGGAGCCGAGCAAGGCGATGCAGATGGGGACGGCGATTCATACCGCTGTTCTCGAACCGCACCTGTACTCGCAGGTCGTCGCCGTCATCCCGCCGGATATCGACGCAAGGACCAAGGAAGGCAAAGCATGGAAGGAAGCGCATAAGAGTCGTATCCACATGACTCATGCCGAGGACATCGATGTGCAGGGTGTTGCCAATAGCGTCCGCCGCCATCCGTTCTGGGACATCATTCATTTGAACCACAAGATTGAGGCATCAATCTTCGCTGAGGATGAGGAAACTGGCCTACCCCTTAAAGCGCGTCCCGATCTGTGGGTCGAAGATCATACGCTTGTTGATGTGAAGACGACCGACGATGCCTCGCCGGAAGCGTTCACACGCACCATCACCTCGTTCGGCTACCACATTCAGGCCGCGCATTATCTGGAGATGGCGCAAGCCGAGAACTTCATCTTCGTCGCCGTCGAGCGTAAGGCTCCGTATGCGGTTGGCATCTACAAGCTGGACGCCGAATGGCTTCAGGCCGGTGCGAACCTGCGTCGCAAAGCCATCACGCTGCTCCACGAATGCAAAGCACTGGACAGTTGGCCAGCCTATCCAACTGCCGTACAAACCCTTTCTTGCCCAAAGTGGGTCTTGAATAAGTCAGAGAGCTAAAACCAAAATCGAAACCTAACAATTATGTTCCAAGTAAACCGTAAGGATGCTGGAGGCCGATACATCGATGCCGAAGGCGAGTACACCGTATCCGTCACCAAAGTTGAGGAGAACCTCGATCCAAAGGGCCGCGAGGTCTGCAAGGTGACGTTCACGACTGGCGACGGTGCCAGCATCACCGACCGTTTCCTCAATCAGGAAAACACTTGGTTCCGCGTGAACCAGCTTGTCGCCGCTACCAACCACAACGTGCCGGACGGTACGCAGGTTGACTTCCTTGGTGTGAAGGGCAGCTACGCGAACTTCCTCAAGTCGATGATCGGTTTGGATCTGGTCATCACGACTCGATTCGAAGAATACGAGTACAACGGCGAGCGGAAGAAGACTCTTCGCCTCAAAGGCATGAAGGCTGTCGCCCCGGTTGCCGCCGATACCGAGGAGAAGCCGTTCTAAACATCCCAAACACGGAGGGGAGCGCATTCCGCGATAACGCTCGCAATCAACCTAAGAATTCAAATTCGCATCCATGAGAACCAGACTTGTAGCTATCACCAAACCCCTTGTCGGCGACGGAACTATGACCGCGTCCGACTTCATCACGTTCGCCGCGAGAGTCTCAAATCCGTCGAACCAGATGAGCCTCCTCACCGCCCCGAAGTTGTTGGCCTACTGCATCAAGCACGGCCATTGGAGCATCTTCGAGCAGGCCAGCATGACCGTCGAGATTCAGACCAGCCGCGCCATCTCCGCTCAAATTCTCAGACATCGCAGCTTCTGCTTTCAGGAGTTTAGCCAAAGATATGCGCCAAGCGATGCAGCGGAGCCGGTCGAACTTCGCACTCAGGACCGTGTTAACCGCCAGGGAAGCGGCGAAAAATTCCCGCAGGAGTGGGCCATTGAATGCGTCGCCAAGTCGGTCGATCTGGCGTTCAGGACGTATCGAACGCTGCTTCAGGAAGGTGTGAGCCGCGAGACAGCGCGAATGGTCCTGCCGCTCTGTACACAGACGACTCTGTACATGACCGGCAACATCCGATCATGGATTCATTACTTCGAGCAGCGTTGCGCCAAGGGGACTCAGAAAGAGCATCGCGACATCGCCATCCAGATCCGCGACGAAATCTTCGCCAAGGAATTCGCGGTCATTCACGAAGCCATTACGAGCGAGGCCAAATGAACACCCCCAAACCCAAACGTCCCACTCCCAAGATCTTCGTGGTCAGCGATGACACACACAAGCGACTGAAAGAGTACGCAACCAAGAAGGGCTACAAGCTACAGTTTGTGGCCGACGAAGCGGTGGCGGAATATCTAGCGAGAAAGGAATCAAAGTGAACATCGAACAAACCAAAGAAACCATCCGCGTTATGGATGCATCTATCAATGGAATGGAAGTGGAATCCAAACTGATTGGCACTTATGATTGGGTACTCGATAAAAACCCAAG